TTTCTTTGTTCTTCTCGAGCCTCTAAAATGCGATTCATTTTTTTAGTCCAAAAACGACGTTGTGGTACCGTTAAATCATAATACAATGTATTCCAGTCCCATCTACCTTCGCCGAACCACATCAGCTCCCAAATTTGATTGTGATGATAAGGACGGAATTCTGGTTTAAAACCAAAAAAGATCGGATCCAAGTTGAAACCCAGCTTCGAAGGTCTCCTTTTTACCTTCAGCCGTTGTATATTCAAATTCTGATTTTGTTACTACTTGTGGAATATTATCTACAAAATAATTTACGAATTTACGGGAATCGATAGCTGTAAAATCATACCGAATCCATTCTGCTATATAATTAGCATCCCGATTTCCATTAACTTCTTGTATTATATGTTGTAAAAATTCAGATCGCTTTTCAGATAAATTATTAGTTTTTGGAAATCTAAATTTAATTTTATTAGAATCATCGATAATATAATCAAATTCTCCATTTTCGTCACTATCGATAGTTAAATGTTTTATTTCTAACTGAGATAAATCTATTTGATCTTGTATTATTTCGCCAGCTGGACTTTTGACTGATACTTCATATATTTTTCCATAACTTAAAATTCTAGCAGCTACAATTAATCCATTAACATCAATACCTGCAATTTCATTAAATGATACCGGAGATACAATTAATGCTTCAATCAATTTATTTATTGCAATTCCTTTTTCGATATATGATTGAGTCATTAATATGTCTTCATCATATGCAGTCATATAACGCATTTCAATAGTTCCACTTCGAAGTGGATGTCCTTCTGGATACACTTTACCTTGCGAAATCAAATCAACAACTTCTGTTGCAATTCTACGTTCTTTTTGTTTAGCATCATATTGCTGATTAGCTAAATCAATTAATTGTTTGTCTGAAAGTTTGTCTGTTACTCTTGTCATGTATTTACCTTTTATAACTTTATTATAAATATCGCCGTACAGTAAAAATGGGGACGCATGTCCCCACTAATACTATTAAATATTTTGTGATTAGTAATCTAACAATGCCCAATCATATTTAAGTGTCAATGAAATTTCAACTGCTCCTTCTGTAGTCCAATCCATATCACCTTTTGATGTAGAATCAATCAATGCTCCATATACAATCCAGTGCTCAATTTTTTCTCCCATTGGTGATAGTGCATAAAATTCTAAATCTTTCTTATAATCTGATGCATATCCGTCTCTACCAGTTGCAGACTCGTGATGTAAACGAACCCAATCCATTACTGCTTGTGCACCTGATGGATTAATTGCGTCATACAATGTTATAGTAATATCATTCCAAGTAGATTTACCTTTAAGTTTTCTATCAACATTAATGTGTTGCGTAACAACTGACCCGTTTGTTATACTAGGTCTTCCAGCTGATCTAACTAGGTATGCTGGGATATCTGCAATATACATGATAAATCTATTTGTATATTTCGGTTCCCACTGAAACGCTTTGTCAAATAAATCATTATCCGTTATAGTTGGTAATGTTGGTGTTAATGCCATGTCATATCCTTGTTTATTTTAATATAAATATTACAAACAGTAAAAAAGGCAGAACCTAAATCCTGCCTTTATATTAAAAATTTGTTACTATTCTGGAAATGCTGCTCCCGTTGGCTGAATATTAAAGTCTAAAACAATAAATTCTGCCGTTTTAGTTGGTTGCAAAAATAACTGACCATACATAATATTTTGATCAATTAAATCATTTGTATTATTTGTGCTATCCATTATAACTCGGAAAGCATATAATCCTTGTTGTTGTTTTACTGATGCTAAATACGGATTCACAATATTTAAGAATTGAATTCTTGTTTGATCTGTATTTTGATCGAATACTAAAAACTGAGTTGCAGATGCAATAAACTTTTTAGTTGCAATTAGTAAACGTCTAACATTAACTCGATCTAATGCACTAGGAACAGCCTGCAATGTTTTTTGTCCCCAAACTGCAATACCAAGTGTTGCTAAATTAGCAATCGGATTAATTCTAGCATTATATAATTCTCCGCGCTGAGTAGGATTCAATGCAATATAAGTATCGTCGACACTTAAACCGCCTCTCTGTAATCCTGCCGGTGCATACCATGGTGCTTTTACGAAATCATTATATGAAATTACTCCCGGTAAAACTACAGATGGAGGAACCCACATTGGTTTTTGATTTTGTGGATTTTTTATTTTTACCCACGGATAATATGTTGCAACATAGTTATTATCAATTCCATTTGCTTGACTAATAACAGTGCTAATAGTATCTTCTAATCCAACTAAGTCATTGATATAAAAAGTATCTTGTCTATCTCTTGCAAGATTTCTAGCAGCAGCTGATACCGTTGCATGTAAGTTATCGATAATACCTGGTGTTATCAACATGTTCATATCATAGTAATCTGTATTTGATAATAATGCAAAAGCATTTTGATATGTAGTAGTACCAGTAGATGTTGCTAATTCACAATCAAAGCCAAATGTATTAGATGCTTTAATATTACCTCCGCTAAACTTAGGTAAATTTGGACGAGCTCCATCAAATCCACCTTGCATTGGCATAATAAATTTACGTGTACTAACTGCTACTTTGCTAGCAAATGTGCCGGCAGTTAATGATGATTGCAACGAACCCGTGTATGCGGCTCCAATTGGGAATGCAACATCAATTGATTGTGATACATCACCTAAATAGAAATCTGCATTGCTACCAGTTGTTTGTGCTGCGATGTCAGGCGTTGCTGCTATATATACATTATTATCAGTATCAGCAAAATCAAATCCATGATAATTTTTAAAGCTATACGAATAATCAGACTGAGATGTTACATATGATGCACTCGCAAAATTTAAACTTCCTGATACAGTTGGTATTGATGATAGCGGTGCTCGGAATCCAAATGGTACAAGTGTCGAATCAATTCCATTTAAAACAGAGTCGGTAATTTCAACTCGAATATACTCAGACTGATTTTCATAATCTCCATATGTTATAATATTGGTGCCATTAAACTCTCGATACTGGTTACCAATAACTCGAGCTATGAATCTAGCAGAGTTTGGATTCAAATTAACATTAGAAAATGTTTCTAATACATCTGGATCTATATCCGTGTCATCAGAATCAATAATTGATTTATATACAGTAGATGCATTATCTTGATTCACTTTTCTAACTTCTACTGTAAATGATCCGTAATTAAATGGATCGGAAGTTTCAGTAGATAATCTAACATCTTTAATTCCAACTTTAACATCGATGTTTGCTGTATTACCATGTGATAATGTATGGAATTTAAATAAGTTAACCGGAGTGCTTCCAATTTTTTGTGATGTTACCCATGGTGTATTTGCTGTGCTATAATCATATGAAAAATCATAAGTTGGTAATACTGCTAATTCAACTGAAACATCTGCCATATTATTAAATAACGATGATACTGATTGATTTTCGTATTGAACATATACTGGATAATCTTTTCCTTTTGGATTAGTTCCAAAAACTTTTGAAAGATAATTGTTATCTGTTTGTATAATTGATGCTGATACCGGAGTATTAGTAGTTGGATACAAACTAAATGCTCCAGAAAATCCAGGAACATCTGTATTTAAATTAGCAGTATATGATCCTGATAATGAAATAGCAAATACTCCAGATGCATCGTCTGCAATACTAGAAGATTTAAATAACTCTGCTGCTTCATTAACAGCTTCTACTGGATGAAGAATATGTGTTACTACTTCAACTGCAGTTGCTCCGGATCCAGATTTTGCTAATACTGCTAATATTCCATCTGCTAAATTATATCCGTCTTCATATAGAATACGAGTTACTGTGATATTATTACCACTTTGTAAATAATTATCTACTACGAATGGAACATATGAATCATCGGTATATGGTCCGAATAGTCTGCGAAATTCTTCATTCGAAGACACCTTAGTTGGTGTCATTACGCGACCTTTAACAGTAGGTCCTACGATTGCAGCTCCAATTTCTTGTATAGCTAGTGGTAAAAATGATTGATCTTTTTCATTTGTATATACGCCAGCTCCGTTCACTGGATTGATTATACTTTCTGCCATTAAATTACTCCTATTGGTTTATTTATAAATATCAATGTTTTTTTCTAAACCGTTTCATTTTTTGATTCTGTAGAAGTAAATGTTCCTTGCTCGATATCAATAGCTCCTTCTCCATATTTATCTCGCATAGAATCCATTGCAGTTTTTTCTCGTTGTTGCATACGATCGAAATGAGCTAATATATCAGCTTTTTGTTGTTGGATTTGTTGTAATTGTCGGTTTAAATAATGTTCGTCAACTGCGTTTGCTGCCAATTTGTTAGAAATATCTGCATAGTTTTGCTGAATTTCTTTTAATTCTTCATAATCAGTTTTGTCTAGTTTTCGTGTCATGTATATCCTTTGTTTATTTTAATATAATAAAGAATATTTTTTTAAATTCAAACCAAACTAAAATATTAATGATTAAGGTTTAGGTAATGCTATTGATTCAACAACTCCGTAATAATTTATTTTATACTCCGTTCCATCTGCGCCCAGAACGAGTCCATAACCATTTAATGGAAGAGTACTATTAGTTGAATTTATTAATGTCCATGCTAGTGACGTTCTTGCGTCAAGTAACGCTGTAGCATCATCTAATGTATGATATTTAGAACCTTCTGAGCTATATGCATATAGTTTAGTTCCGAGTTCTAATACACTTGTAAATGCGTATAAATTCTGTAACGTGTTATTAGCTAGTTGCGTACCTCGATCATCAAATAATCGTATCGAAGATTGTAGATAATCTGTAAGTAATATTAATCTTGAAGTTTTAGTAGAGTCATCAATTCTTGTTGTTATATTATCTCTTGAAGTTTCAATTTTAGATAGCTCACTTGTTTCAGTAGACAATGCTGTATTTATTGCATCAGTTGTAGTTATTGTAAATAAATTTGCATTATCTCCGACAACTGCCGAATTAACTTGAGTTTTAATTGTATTTTTAATTATTCGGTTAATTCCTTGTATTCTAGTAGTTTTATAATTTGAGTCTGCTAAAGAATCAGTACATATGCCAGTTAAATCATCAAGTAAAGATGATTCAATTGTAGATTCTAAGCTAGTAGCTAAATTAGTAATTAATTCTTTAGGTTCAATAACTTCAGTTGTAACAAACGATCTTATACCAATATTACCAGTACTGCCAAAATATTTGTATAGATTTATTTTAGCTTGTTTATTAGTCGATGGTGTTGTATATGATGTAGATTCTAAATTTCTTGTTAAAACGGCGCCGGCTTCTGCTAGCGAATCTACAAAAGTTGTAAATGATTGCATTGCTACAGAACTATCATCATTATCTTCAATTGTTTTTTTAATATAATCGCCGTTTAATGAATCTTTTGTTATACCAGCAAATCCATAGTCGGTAGCAATATCAATTACGTTGTCTAACGCTTCATCATATGATGCTGCTTCAGTGTCATAAAATGCTAATGTAGTAACCGGACATATTACTTTAACTGTGTCTGTTATATATCCTTTTAGTTCGCCTTCATATGGCAATCCAGTTATTGAGTCAGTGCCTCCTGTTATTGTTATTTCATCTGATTCAGTTAATATAAAAGGAAATGTAAACTCTCCTAATGCATTTGTAGTTACAGAAGTTCCACGAGCAGTTACAGTTGCACCATTTAATGGTCCATCGGCACCAATACCGCCGCTACTAGCACCATTCGAATTTCCAGCTACAATTTGTTGTCCTAAAAACCAATTTTGTTCTGCTAATCGTTGTTGTTCCCAAGCAAATCTTTTTTTTTGTTCGGATAACGGTAATAATTTAATATCTTCTCTTTTTGAAAATGTTTGCCAATTTAACATATTTAAATTCCTATTTTATTAATAAATATTAAAACATTAGAAAGAATCGACCATCATATGCAGCAGGAGGGGTAATATCTGCATCTACATATGTGCTAGTATTACCAACTGATATACCCACAGACACATTACCATGTCCTCCTGATCTTCTGGTTTCCATTTCTAGTCGTAAACGATCACCACTATTCCATGTTGTAGATAGAGTTAATGTTTCTGTTTTTACCCCCGTTGTTGAATAAGTAGACCCATATGAAGATGCTGCTTGAACTACGTTACTACTATCCACTCGAGCTATTCTAAATCGATATTCAGCAGTTCCACCTATACTAGAAACGTTTACTGAAATATCAAAGCTACTATCTGAAACTGTAGTATCAACGGTTTGCTGCCATGCTAAGTTAAGTGCAAAACTAGTTGATGAATTGTTATTTGATAAATTGCCAGGGGTTCCGATTGTTTCATCTAAATCATAAATATCTCCACCAGTACCTGGATTGGTTTGGGTATTATTTGCATAAAATCTTACTATACTCATAACAATCCTATTTGTTGAGCTTCGGCATCTGAAATCATAATACCCGTTAATATGATAGCATTATTAGGAGCTGCAATTTCACCGTCGAATATATGCTCTATTTCCCAAGTATATTTACAACTTTGTAGACCTACATAAATTACCTCTTGATACCCAGCTTCGAGTCTTGCTTGTTCTTCTTGCTCTGCTAAACTTCCAGTATTATTAAATGCACCATAGCTTGAGCCAGATAACCAATAATTATCATACCCGTTTAGTGTGTGTGAATATGAGCCTGATGTTACGATTAAGCTAATTACATTATCAGTTGGTAGTGTATCAAAGCTCTGTTGCGATGAACTAATATAAGTTAAAGGCAGACTGCCCGAGTAATATGCTACTTTCCATTCCATATTATACTTGTTCTGTTACTGCTACAACATCCCACGCTGAATCTGTTGAGTTATATATACAACCTAAATACAATGTTTTACCTGCTGTTGTTGTGGTAGGTAAAGCAACACCAAAAGCTCGGTATATGGCATTGTAAGCTAATGATTGGGCTCCTCCGTTGTCTTCTATTCTTATAGTTAATTTTTGTCCTTGTACTGGGGTTCCTGTTGGGGCACCAAATGTGGCTCCTACTGCAAGTGCTGTTATAATATATAAATCTGTTGTATCTGCATTTGGTGTAGGAGTT